TGCCACTAAAGCGTGGTGCTAATGGTAAGCTAGGTGTTCAGATGGAAGGTGGTGGTGGAGACACTATCAATGTCGTCCAGAACTTTAACTTCCAAGCTAATGGTGATGCGACAATCAAGCAACTTATCGCACAGGCTGCACCTAAGATTGCTCAAATGACTAAGAGTTCCCTCCTTGATGATCGTCGTCGTGGTGGTTCTACTAAATCGGCCTTCGGGTAATAAGGATAATATAATATGGCTATAATCTACCCGTTGGCTACACCAACTTCTATTGGGATTGAGAGTATTGAATTACGTGCAGTTAATGCTGTAGCTATATCTCAATCCCCATTTACCTTCAAGCAACAAGTTATCTCTCATGGTGGACAGAAGTGGGAAGCCTCAATCTCTATTCCACCCGTCCATCGTGATAAGGCTGAACCTTGGGTATCTATGTTAACTGCATTAAATGGGCCATCAGGTACTTTCCTACTTGGCGACCCTAACATGGTAAACCCCCAAGGTACATCTTCTCTTGGAGAAGGTTCCCCAAGGGTTAATGGAAGCCAAGCACCAAGTGGTTCTATTAACATCAGGGGACTCCCACTAAACAGAGCTAACTTCCTTGTTGCGGGTGATTACGTTCAGTTTGGCTTTAGCTCTAGTTCAACTTTACATAAAGTTCTTACTACAGTAACAACATCTGCCACAGGCACAGTATCCCTTGACCTTTGGCCTAGTACAAGACGTACCCTTGGTGATGACGAAGTGGTTACTTTAAGTGGTGCGCAGGGTGTCTTTAGGTTAGCCTCCTCTATAACATCTTGGCAGATTAACCAATCAAGCACTTACGGTATCAGTTTTGATGCTGTTGAAGCTATCAATTAAATAGGAAATGAAATGGCGATTATCATGCTCCACTACTATGCTGGGTCGGATTTCAAAACAGAGTTCTGGGAATATGCGGAGGAACGGGGGCGGCGATGTATAGAGAACGCAAGTTCTAGTTTCAAATTCATGCTCAATAACTCAAAAACTCCAACGGCTTTGGGGTCATACAGTGACTACTTCCCCCAATTCACGTTCCAAAGTGAAGAATTAAAAGCAGTGTCTTCCTGTTGGTGGGAGGGTTCTTTTGCACAGAACAAGACAGGACTTGGCCTTAATGAGGTCGTGTGGCCTGTTAAACCATAATAAAGGATACTTAAATGACCCGTGACCTGACCTCACTTACCCTAGATGCATTAGATGGGGATGTTATCTACCCTTTCTTTGCAGTAGAACTTATGTTTGATAATAACACTATTCGTACGTGGACAGGGCAAGGGACACTTACTCTTGAGGACGGCACTGAGTGGATAGGATCAGGTCAACTACTCAGCATCTCCTCTATAGAAGAGACACAAGAGATGTCCGTCAGAGGTGCAACTCTTACTATGAGTGGTATCCCCTCAGACCTCCTCTCCTTAGCTCTCAGTGAGCCCTATCAAGGTCGTGTGTGCAAGATTTACTTTGGTGTAATGGGGGAACAAATCTTTAACGAACTGTTCTCAGGTTACATGGATCAAATGAACATTGAAGATGGTGCCGATAGTGCCACTATTGAGATGAAGGTTGAGAGTAAACTTATTGACCTTGAAAGGGCTAGGGTAGCACGATTTTCCTCTGGCTATCAGAAGTCAGTTTACGCTGGAGACCTTGGCCTAGACTTCATAGAGGACTTACAGGATAAACAAGTTGTTTGGGGCCGTAGTAGTGGAAGTTAAATACCAGCAAGAGCTTATCTCTTACGCTAGAAATGAGATAGAGCCATTAGCAGAACTTGAGTGGGAAGAATCGGGCCACCCTACCGCAAAGTTAAACATTGATTGGAACACTTATTACGACCTTGAAAGCAGAAGCGCCCTCAAGTTTTTCACTGCCCGTAAAGACAAACTCCTTATTGGATACTTTGTCGTTATTGTGTTCACCCCCCTCACAGCTAAAGGTGAGTTTGTTGGTTGTTATGACGCTGTATATGTCCATAAAGACCACCGTAAGTCTTCTGTAGGTAAACGTCTGTTTAAGTTTGTGGAAGATTGCATGAAAGAGGATGGCATCTGTAGGGTTGTCGCCTCCTCATCAAAAAAGAACCCCATTGGTAATTTTCTTACTCGTATGGGTTACAATGAAATAGAAACTAAATACGAGAAGGTGCTATAGTATGGTCATTATTACTGCTATCGCTGCGGCAGGTGTTGCTGTTGCTTCCGCTTTTGGTGTAACCCTTGTGGCTGGTAGCATGACTGCCTTTGCAATAGGGCTTGGAGCTAATATCGTACTTGGTATGGCCCTAAACGCACTAACACCTAAGTCCTCTGCTGGCGGTGGTGGTGGTGGCAGTCGTGGTTATCAAGTCAACAGCAGAGGTTCAGCACTAGACCATCAGGTTATCTATGGTAAAGTCCGTGTTGGTGGTGCCATCCTTTATGACGAAGCTACAGGGAACACTAATAAATACTTTCACCGTATCGTTGGTGTCGCAGGACATGAAGTTACATCCTTTGAGGAAATCTACCTTAATGATGAAATTGTAACCCTTGATGGCAGTGGCAACGTAACTTCCCCAAGTCGCTATAACAATAAAGTTCGTATCAAGACACACTTAGGTTCGTCTACCCAAGCTGCTGATGTTGACCTTGTAAATGAATCTACCCATTGGACAGGCGATCACAGGCTTCGTGGTATTGCGTATATATATGCCCGCTTCAGTTTTGATGCAGACGTATTTCCTAACGGTATTCCTGTCATAACGGCGACAGTAAAAGGCAAGAAGGTTTACAGCCCATTAACGTCACTCACGGAATGGTCAGATAACCCTGCGCTTTGTATAAGAGATTACCTAACAAATCAAACATATGGCCTTGGGGAAACCTCTGAAAACATTGACGAAACCTTAGTAATTTCATCCGCCACTTTGTGCAATCAAACTAACACAGAGGCTGGTACAACCCGTTATACTTGTAACGGAGCTTTTACTACAGCGGTAACACCCTATGACATGCTTAACAGCCTTCTAACCTCTATGGGGGGTTCTTTGTGGTACTCTCAGGGTAAGTGGCGTATGAAGCCATCCCACTGGACTTCCCCAGTCTTGTCATTAAATGAGGATGATTTACGTTCCTCTGTCTCTGTATCTACCCGACACTCCCGCAGAGACGGCTTTAATACGGTTAGAGGTACGTTTAGGGGGGAAGAAAGTAACTGGCAGGTTACAGATTACCCACAGGTAACTAATCCCTTTTTTGTTACTACTGATAACGGCCAAGTGTCTACTGCGGATATCGACCTCCCGTTCACAGATAACTCTATCGAAGCTCGTCGTATTGCTAGGATTGCCCTTGAAGGCAACCGTGAACAGCTTACGGTAAGTGCTTCCTTTGGTCTCAGGGCATTAAAGGTACAGGTCGGAGACAATATTAACCTGACAAACTCTCGCTTTGGTTGGGATAATAAGTCATTTCAAGTTATCTCTTGGACATTTGGCTTGACGGATGGCCTTGACTTGCAAGTTGATATGTTGTTAAAAGAAACCTCTCCCCAAGTATTTGATGAGGTAAACGATGGTCTTATTTATGAACGTAACAACACCACCTTGGAATCCCCTTATGCCGTAACAACAGTTGGTCTTAGTTCTGCAACAAGAACACAGATCATCCGTGAGAAACTTACTAATGTTATTACCCTGACGGTTACCTCTGGTGCTTCTGAACGTATTGATTACGTCGAGGCAGAGTTTAAGTTATCCTCCTCCCCTAATTGGATTACTTTAGGCACTGGTCAACTTGGAGATTTTGAGGCTGTTGACCTTGAGGACGGTAACTACGACTTTAGGGCTAGGGCCATCAACACCTTTGGTGTTAAAGGTGACTGGTCATTTTTGAGTGATGTTAACGCTAGTGGACTACTTACTCCACCGTCTGATGTAGAAAACTTTGTGGCCGTGGTTAATGGTGCAGTTATTACTTTGGATTGGGATCCCGTTCCAGACCTTGACCTGTCTTATTACCGCATCCGTTATTCACCAGAAACTTCTGGTGCTACGTGGGCTAACTCTGTAACATATGTAGACAAGGTGCCAAGACCCGCCACTAGCACATCTGTACCCGCTAGGTCTGGGACTTTTCTAGTTAAAGCCTTCGATAAATCGGGCATTGGTTCTACTG